TTGTTCTGATACAGGTGCAAGTTTTTGATTAGCCTTAGTAGGTGTTCTGCTCGTACCTTTTTCTTTTTCTGGTGGTGGTGTTAATGAATTAGCATCATCATCTTCATCAGAACCTATGCCATAAATAGCAGCTAACGCATACTTCTTTGTATAGGTTCTTCTAATACCATCATCTTGACTTCTGTTGGTAGCTTTAACGGATTCTGGTATTGGAGGAAGAACATCGACACTTTCCAATTTTTCATCTTTCCAATAGATAGTAGTTACTAGAAGAGAAATAACTTGCCCTTGCTCAGTAATAACGTGTTTTCCTGTTTGAGAATGTGAGATCCCAAGTTCATGTGCATATTGCACAATTTGTAAAACATCTTCAAGAGTTGTGTAATGTCTTGGTTGGGGAAATTTAGTAAAACCTGTCCTGGGAGCAGCCTTTACTTTCATCTGAAACAACCTAAGAGCATCAGTTAAAGATGTTGGTTTTTCTGTGGCCATTAGTAAATAAAGTTTACTGTACTAATTATATTACATTTATATAATCATTAATGCAACGCAGCCTGTAACAATGTATTGAATTGTTCTGGTGTTAACACAATCCTCCACTTACCTCCTCTAAACCTGACCATAGTTCCTACGAAATCCACTCCTGCATTTTCTCTCTGCACTTCGACTTCTCTAGGCTTAACAAGACAGGCTCTATTCTTATCAGCCCAATCACATACCTGTATCACAGTATTGGGTATGCCATGCAAATCACCAACGTCACCTGGAATCCCTGCACTAAGATTACGCTGGCACTCGAAACCAGTAACTTCTGTCATTAATTCTGCTGCTTCTCTTTCTGCTTTATCGCCTTTACGTTTCTGTGGGTTGCTCATCCTTGCAGTTCCCTGATCCGTCTTTGTATATCATCAAATTGAACAACATAATCTTTGTCACTAATTTCTTTTTGAAACCATTGCCATTCAAGTGTTGCAATTTCATTATTTAATTTTGTAATTAAATACTTTTTCCTCCTATCAAGTTCTCTATAAAAACATTTCATCTCAT